GCCATCAGTCGCATTTGTTGAGAAGGATCGGAGGCCAGCGGCCAGCTTTTATGAAAAACATCCGTCAGCAGGACATCCCAGTCTTCCGGATAGCTGGCCGGATCAATTCGCTGGCTCTCCCCGTCGCTGTCACCGCGCAATGACTGCGTGATGTTGTAACGATCAATAATCCAGCGTTCGCCACGGCTGCCATAGCCCGTTACCTGAACCACAAAACGGCGATGACGTCCCGCCTGCACATCCACTGTCGCCACAAGGAAATTAACGCCATCCGGCACACTGCGGGAAGGAACTGGCTCTGCCCGCTGCTCAAGCAGTTCACTTTTTCGTTGCTCCATGCTGGCGCGGGGAAGATAAGGTAATCCCCAGTCAGTATTGATAACCGTCTTGAGTGTTTCTTCACTTCCGGTTGTCTCGTATTCCTGTTCTGCAGTAAGCAGTTTGTAAACGAGTTGCGAGAGTGTCTGGTAAGCAGCTGCCGGACCCTCCATCCAGAATGACGCAATACGTGAGCGTCGGGGATCACCATAACGACTACCATCCGCATTGATGGATTCACCATCCCGCAACCAGACCCCACGTCCGTTCAGCTCACGTTTTTGTTCAGGCATAATCCGTCCTGAACAGGAAGGACACTGAATATAAGCCGCCTCACTTGCCAGCACGGGATCGGCAATATCACGGAAACCAGCAACCACATCGCCGCAGGGCTGAAAATACTCACCACAGTGTGGACAGGGCCAGTACCAGCGACGGCGATCGCCACGGTTATAGAGCGACAGGATCCCCGTGGTTGGTGGAGCCTCATGCGGTGAAGTCCGTCGCCATTTCACATCCTTCACATCCCTGCCGGGGGAACTCTCCACCAGCGTCATACCACTGGACATAAATGTTGTGGTACGTTTTGAGGCAAGAGAGAAAGCATCCCCCTCGCCATCAATATCTTCCGGAAAACGGTCATAATCCGTCAGCGCGACGCATTTATAATCTGATGAGGACATGATATTGACTGACGGCCAGCCGATTTTCAGGTAGTTACCAGCAAGGAATGTTCTGTCATAAACGTTGTTGTCATTTTTGTTCGGACTCAGGCGACTGACCACTTCCGGGCTGACGCGAAACGTTCTGGCGAGTCGTTTTTTGGAGTGTTCGCGGGCTTTTTCCTCCGTCATCTGAATGATCAGCATATCAGCAGGATCGCAAATCACGTTGTAAATCACCCAGCCGTCAATCAGGCCGATAGTCTTGCCGGTTCGTGCCGGGCCAACAAATATCACTGCGTCGTATTCACGCGAGGCCAGGCAGTTCATCGGCTCAATAACATACGGTGCCACCAGCGGATCCCACGGGACTGAGTTCCCTGCCCCCATGGGCACCCGCATATACTGAGCAACGGCATCAGCAACCCGCATTCGCCTCGGTGCGCGAAGGATATAACCTGAATCGGTTCGTGCTGCCTTTGCGGTTTCCTGATTCAGCATTACTCCTCCTGCTGTAATTCCTCCTCATCATCCGCACCTGCTTCGGTCACCCGCAGGGCTATCTGATCGCGCAGATCATCAATAATGGACTGAACACGGCTCACAGCGGCAGGCTGCAGACCGCAGTCACGTTCCAGAATATCCGGTAATGTCTCCAGCACCTGCACGACCGCTTTTGCCCAGATGGCAAACTCCCGTCTGACATCACTGGCCGGAATGAGTTGCGCCGTTTCCTGTTCGAACTTAAGACGCTCACGTTCAGACTGATACCAGGCTTTGCGCTCATGCGCGTCCATTTCGCCTTCTGCAACCGGCGGTGGTAATGCCAGAAATGCCGACACAATATCAACCACCCGATAAAGCTTGAGGTTGCTTTCATGCCCCCCTGCAACGGGTAGATTTTGCAGCCTTGCCGCAGCAGTCTGGCGATGTACACCTGACAGTGCCGCCAGTTGACTGATATTCAGCGTCATATTTTTTAACTCTCGATCCATACCCGCTCCAGAATGTTTTAAACATGCATCTTGCGAACAACTTTAGGCAAACGGTGTTAGTGATGAACAAAAAACAATCAAAATCGACACCATAAAAATAAAACCAATTTAATATCAATGCATTACAGTAGTGGTGATGACGAATGAAATTTCAAAAACTAGCCTTTTTCCGCGACGCTCCCGCCCCGTGGCAGGCCACCCCACCGGAAGGACCCGCCAAAATGAGAGTGATTATCACCATTGCTGATGAATAAATTGATGAAAATCATTGAAACGCCTTTCAGCAAGATAACGGCGACGGTCGTTGTTGAACTCCGTAGCTCTGCTACTAAGGTTAAAAGCATGGCCATCTTTTGCCACCGGCAAATCTTCAATGGATTTCCCCTGCCGGTTTTTTATTCCTCACATTATCGCAGCCCCTCAGTGAAGGGCTGCTGTAATGCCTGCTCTTACTCAGTAACGACCGCGCCTTCCGGTAATTTCATACCGGCAAATACCGGACAGCCCGGGGATCGTTATCTGCAGCTGGTTAGCCAGGGAGTTAATCTCAGCGACCAACACTGGCTTCGTATAGCGCCATGCCGCCAGCCCTTGTCCACAGAAGCTCGCCATATCTTTTTTCTGATCAAACTCATGACACTTCATATTGAGCTGCGCACTTAAGCTGTTGCGATGCTGAAGTTCTCCGGTGAAGTAGTCATCCAGGACTTTATAGGCTGCATATTTAAATCCGGGGTTTAGCCATGCTGCATAATCATAAGCAACAAACTTCCCGCCATATGTTCCACCGTGTACACCGCGCTCAGTAAAAACCACAGATTCGTGTTTTTTCTCCAGCTACTTAATGCGCTGGGTGCGGATATATTCCTGCGCCCCTTCCAGTTGCTTCTGCATCGTCATCAACCGTTCTCTGAGGGTGAAATAATCCCGTTCAGCGGTGTCTGCCAGTCGGGGGCTGGTTGCATTATCCATGCTGGTGGGTCCGGTGGCTTCACGCACGGCTGCGGAGCAACTGGCATTGACCCGCAGGCGCTTACGACCAGCGGCAACATCAGCGCGCAGAGTTTCATTTTCAGTTTTCGCATCGGCTAACTCCTTCGTGTATTTTGCATCGATCGCAGCAACATCACGCTGACGCTGCTGCATGTCAGCGATGGTGGCGGTCGCCTGCTTCAGCTCACTGACTTTTTTATCACGCTGTTCTTTGTAGGCGATGGCGTTATCACGGTAATGATTGACCGCCCACGACAGGCAGACGATGATGCAGATAACCAGAGCGGAGATAATCGCGGTTACTCTGCTCATTGTTGCCCCCACAAACAGACTTCACGCTCAATCTCACGACGAGTCATCAGGCCTTTCCATTGCTTACCGCCAGCGTATGTCCAGCGACGTAGCTGGTCACATGCGCCTTTGATATCGCCCTGGTTGATTTTGCGAAGAAGCGTCGATGTTCTGAAATTGCCAGCACCCACGTTGTAGACGAACGAGTAAAGAGCGCCGCGCGTTGTTTCCGGTATATCGACTTTGATGTACGGGTTAATTTGTCTGGCGACCGTGGCAAGGTCTTTATTCAGGAGGGCTTTGCATTCTGCTTCGGTATACGTTTTACCTAGCATGATGTCTTTTCCGGTGTGTCCGTGACATACAGTCCATACGCCAACGATATCTTTGTATGGTATGTAGCTGACACCTTCCAGGCCATCGTCACCACTCGGACCAGTGATGAGCACAGACGCTATGGCAACAGCCCCACCACCAATAGCAGCAGCAACAGCCTTGCGTAATGATGGCGACATTATTCACCTCTCGCAGCCTTACGCTTATCTTCTTTAATCTTGAAATAAAGGTTTGTCAGATACGTCAGCAAGCCAAATACCAGACTACCTAGCACACCTATTGCCGCCCACTGTGAGGGCGTGACTTTATCGAGCAACTGTAAAAACCAGTACCCGGCACTACCTGCTGAGGTGCCATAGGCGACACCCGTTGTTAACTTATCCATGGATTTCATAACCCCACCTCGCAGATGCGGGTGCTGTGTAATGGAAATAAAAAGGCCACCTACGTGGCCACCAGATTATTTCCCCACCAGCTCGTTTATCTCTTTCACTGTCTGGTTAAACCGCTCTGACTCAAGCTCAACACCTAAGGCCCGACGCCCCAACGCCATTGCTGCTTTTATTGTGGAACCGGAGCCCATAAAAAAATCAGCAACCAGATCACCAGGTCGACTACTGGCATTGATTATTTGCCTGAGCATATCCGCCGGTTTCTCACACGGATGTTTACCCGGGTAGAACTGAACGGGTTTATGCATCCAGACATCGGTATAAGGCACGGAGACTGATACGGAGAAATAGCGCCGGAGAGATTTAAACTCATCCAGCAATTCAGAAGATTTGCAATTCAGTGAATCATGAGATACCACCAACTGGTGGTAGGATTGTCTCAACTAGTGAGCTTTATACATTTAAGTGCGATGCACAGATAATAACCACGCCAATGGAATATCACACACAAAATTGATAGAACACTAACAATAAGCCATGAAATAATTCACGATTTATTTTTACAATGGATAAGTAGCAAAGTAGTGAATGTGAATAACGGCTAACTAAGATGAAACAAAAAGCCCCACAATCTGTGGGGCTCCTTCGCGACTTATAGTAAAATAATCGATTCTCTAGCTGAAAAAATCTTTAAAAATTATCAGCAATACGCAAGTTTTTTACCGTCATCCGGTACTAGTTTGATCACTACACCAGGATTCTTACGCTCTAACATCTGAGTTTGACTCCATGTAATACCAAAGGTTTCCATTGGAGATGCATTGCCAGCAAAGAGTTCGGCGACGACTTTAGCTGCCTCAATCTCTATCTGCTCATGATGTTTCATAAAAATCCCCTTGTTCAGCACTAAGCTGTAGTTGCTTCTTTGAAGCATAAAGGCAACAAAGTTTGTTACCTGAAGATGTATAAAGTAAAGCGTAGTACATTTTGTGTGTGCTTTGTGTGGATCCAGATTGCATCAACTAAAAGAGGTTTTCAATACTTTTGTAATGATTCTGGAGAAATTAAGAATCTAACTCACACTGATTGGTTAGGTAAAACACTCCTAAGCACCATTGCGCAACCACCTCGTTCGTAATCAGCAATGTACTCAAAACCACTTTCAGTATAGTATCTTATTGCCCCATCAACTGGACTAACTAAAGCTATCGAATCAATAGATTCACCCTGAAGGTTCAGAAATCGTGCATATGCAGAGAAGCAATCCAAAACGATACCAAGCATCTGATGGTCTAGGTCTTCATGTGCATCATTACGTTTTTCCATCCAGCAAATATGCACCGCATTTTTCGGCTTACAGTAACACCCAAATGCAAATCCAATAGGCTCCCCACGATAATAAACAACTAGTTTTATCGGGTGTTCTTCCATCATATCCATAAACACTCGCGACTTTAGTCCGGGATCCCACCGCAGTTTATTGTTCGCCTTGAGGAACTCCATATCTTTTAGTACCAGCTCGTCGGCATATACGAGCCCTAACGACTTATGAGGGAAGCGCCCTTTTAAATACTCTGCAACATTTTTAAATACTGCTGTTTGGAAGGCTTGAAACATCATGTCGATCCAGACGAGACGAAAGTTTAAATTCTACCTACTCGCCGAATACCATTTCAATGCCACACATCTAAAATTCCGAAAAAAAACCCGCACATCAGCGGGTTTTCTACTTTTTATTAAAGCCGGACACACAATGCCCATCATTGAGAAAACATTATCCATTTTTTTTGAAAAATGCAAGCATCATGTCGCCATTTTCGTCGAAAATCATTCATCTCGTCACTTTCCTCAATTGTGTCTCAGCATACGCTTCTTCCTGCCAGCACTTTGTAACCAGTTTATCAATGACATTTGCATATCCTTTGTACCACTGATAATCAGTCAGGTCCGGTACCAGCTTCTGGACATGATGCCGCGCCAGTGTTGTTGGTAAACGACTAAACCGTTTTCCATTGCAACGCCCACAAATCTTATAAACAGGTGTGCCATGAAGCCGGGTCCTTTTTTCATCCAGGACAATACCTTTACCCTTACACCCTCTGCACGCTGTGCTGACTTCTCCCTTACCATGACAATGCTGACATAGTTCCTTCACCCACTCTTCCTTGATAACAGATTCCCCGCTTCTGGAGTGCTTCACCACTTCGCGCAATACATTATGAAATCCAGTACCAGCACAATGCTCACAGCGAGCCTTACTTGCCGCAGACCTGGAATAATCAGCAAAGGCAAAATTCACAAGGTAAGGGATGATCTGTAACCGGATTTCTTCACTCAATTTGTTCAATGTCGGGTTATCCAGTGCCATCGCGTAATTGAGCAGACCTTCAATCGCAAACTGAGGATCCTGAACGCCAACTTTTGCCAGGAATAAGGCAAACCCAAGCGGTGCTTTCGACTGCACCATCCCCTGTGCAGCCATCACATCCGTAATCGTTAAACCACCTGAGCCTGTCGCCGGTGCGTCATCACTCAATTTTGGAGATTTTGGGGAGTAATATTTTGGTAAGGCTTCAAGGTTCATGCTCGTTCTCCACTTACGCCAGTACGCCTATTGCCAGCGCACGATCGATAAAACGAAATATCAGCTCCAGCTGGGAGCCATACTTCTCTTCAAATGCCACGGTATCCGCATGCAGCTCGTCGTGATGCTTTCTGCACAAAGGCAACACAAAGAGGTCATGCGCTT